GGTGGTTTCCCCTCCTGCTACATGACTGTCAGTAGTTCATATATACTGATTGGTGTTGCTGTAGTGGGGGCTGTCAGGAACCAGGAGGCTATCTCCACTCATGCTGCGCGAGCGTATGAGTGGTGTGTTGACCGTGCCTGGGACTGGTGGAATGCTGGCCAGCTTAGTGCTGAAGACGAACGGAGAGGAGAAAACTTGCTCCGTCTCGTGGACGACGACCCTGATCACGAGGTCTGCATCGAGACAGAGAAGGATTTAGCCAGTGTTGGCTTGATCCCTGCTCTGGGAGGTGAGGCCCGGAAAAGAGTGAGAGCTAGGAAGGCCCTTGAAAGACCATTTATGCAAGGCGTAGTCAATGACGTGCGTGCAAAGGTGGGATTCTTGGAAGACAGTGCCGCAAATAGGGGTGTGGTGAGCACCCTGATGCTGCGTGCATACAAGGACGGAGGTGTTCGTCCTTGTGATGTGACCCGCCATTTGCCCTTGGCTATTGAAATGTTCTTTGTGAAAACTGAATCTCAGTTGGACGCATTGAGGTTCAAGAATAGCACGGCAGTTCGTGAACGGACGAGAGAGTACAGAAGAGGCTATCGTCCTGTCATGACATGGTGGGAACGCATTTGTTGGTTGATCGGAGGTGGAAGTCTGGGGGGAAAAGGATCCAATTGAGGATGCCTTCGGATCATCCCTGGCATGTGCACTAAGGTGAAGACGATTGTTGCTAATTTTCCCCTAAGTGCTCAGGTCAAGGTTGTGATGAGGGATACCCCTGTAAAGGAGCGCAAACTGTATGGATTCACTGGCATGGCTACCAGGGTGAAGTTTGGCGCTTGTAACAACTCCGCTGCTAATCTGTTGAGGGCTTTAAATGAAAGAGTGTACAATACTGTCCAGGACGGAGTATTGAGGCCTACCATTCAGCCCAAACCAGGTGTTATCGCCGAAAGGCTCACCGCATTTTCAGACCGATTGTCGAAGTTTGCTACCGTACTCCTCCCTTTGAGTTACTCACAGTTTTGTGAGAGATACACGGGGCGTAGAAAAGTGGTATACGAGAACGCAGTCAGATCGCTCCAAGTCTCCGGGGTTTGCAAGAAAGATGCTATGGTGAAAAGCTTCATCAAGTTTGAGAAGGGTAACACTACAGAGAAGCCGGATGCCTGCCCACGGTTAATCTCCCCCCGTGATCCGCGTTACAACGTGGAAATTGGGAGATTCATCGCTCATGGAGAGAAGGCGATGTTCAAGGCTATTGGTCGTGTTTTTGGGCACACAACAGTCTTCAAAGGCATGAATGCTATTAAGTCCGCAGAGAAGTTGCGTACATATTGGCTTTTATTCCACGACCCTATTGCGGTGGGTGTGGATGCTAAACGCTACGACCAACATTACAGTGTCCCGATGCTCAGGTGGGAGCATGATCAGTGGAAGAAGTTTATTCCACGGTCAGATTGGACACAGTTTATGAAGCTTGTAGAGTGGCAGCTTGAGAACATCGGCCTTGCGTATGTGGATGATGCTGTGATAAGCTATGTGACGAGTGGAGGCAGGATGAGTGGTGATATGAACACTTCATCTGGAAACTGCTTGTCTATGTGCGCTATGATTTACGCATACATGGCTCATTGTGGTATCGACCACTACCGCCTCGCCAACAATGGTGATGATTGCATCATCATTATGGAGCGATGTTCATACGCTGCATTCGCCAATGGATTGGACTCGTGGTTTGAAGACATGGGTTTTTCTATGGCTGTTGAAGAGCCTGTTGATGTATTTGAGAAGATTGTCTTCTGCCAAACTCAGCCCGTGTGGAACGGGGAGAACTGGGTGATGGTTAGGGACCCACATGCTGCTATAGCGAAAGACACTACAGCAAATTGTGACATCTCAAGTGAGGGCGTATTTAACAGATGGTGCGATTGCATGCACGAGGGAGGGCGTGCCCTGACAGCAGGGATACCCGTTTGGGAGCAGTTTTACGGTATGTTCCCTACCCTTGGCAAGCGTAAAGCCGTTCACATTCAGACTGTCGGAGGTCTAGTTGAATCAGGAATGTGGAGGCTTAGGGGAGGACTGGAATACAGGCAATTACCAGTTGGCCCCGATCAGAGAGTCAGTTTCTGGAAGGCATTCGGGGTGCTACCAGATGACCAGATTACTCTGGAAAAGCAGTATGCGCAAATCCAGTTCCACTACGCGAAACCTACCCGGACTCTGTGGATGGAGTCGGTAAGCGTGCTGGATGCGCACAATCCGAAACTGCTTGGGAATATCTATGGTGGGTATTTTTCTATTTAAACTATTAGTTATTCGATAATCATGACTACCGTCGGCAAAAAGAAGATTCAGGTTGCGGGTATGAAAACCTTGCGGCAGCGTAAGAACCAGAACCAGGAAGTGGTTATCGCTCCTTTGTCTATGAACCAATCGTCCTCTCGTGCGAGGCCGAGTTCGGTCCATTTTAAGGAGACGGAGCGATTTGCAACCATTGCTGGCTCTACGAGTTCACAGGTGAGGGCATTTCCCGTTAATCCCGGGCTGGCTACCATGTTTCCATGGTTGTCAGGAATTGCCTCATCTTTCGAAAAGTACAAGTTTCACAAGCTTGTCTTTCGTTACAAAAATATCAAAGGAACCCTTGCCAATGGAAACATTGTCATGGCTTTCGATTATGATCCTCTAGATGATCCTCCCATTTCAAGTTCTGAGCTCACCAAGAACTCGAACTTTGTAGATGGAGCGCCATGGAGGATTTTTGATCTTAATGTTCCTTTGGTAGCCAAGGATTTGTACACTCGCATCGGCTATGTGGCAGGCACTGATCTGAAGACTTATGACTACGGAACTTTGTTTGTTGGCACAGAAGGATGCGATGATACTAATTCCCAAGGGTACATAGAAGTAGAGTATCATCTTGAATTGTATCTGAGGCAAGCTGGACCAGCAACCACTGGACTTCCATCTAACGCTAGCATTGGTGTTGCAGCTGGCAGCGTTATTACTGGAAATGTTCCAGGGATGTTTTCTACGTCTGCGACTGCTGTGAATTTACAAGCCGGTACATATATTGTGCAATGTTTTGCCAACCCAATTGCTACCACTGGAGGAGGTGGTGGCATTGTTGGGTTTGCTACTTGCCCAGCTAATGGTATCCGGATGTTTAAAACTACAGCAGCGATACTACTTAATTCAACCACATCTTCAGATTTTGTTATCATGCGCATTTAATCGTTACATGTATTACCAGTGTTGCCATCAGCAATCTTTGGGATTAACCACCTCAAAATTGGAGCCATGATGTACGAAGCGAGAAATCGCCATTGGAATGTGTTGTGGAGACATGACGAACTATTGAACAGGTCAATAGTCGA